GCAAATATGGAATCCATAAGTTTTTGCAAATATGTAGGTGTTTTACCATCAGATCGTTGATAAGTCGCTATTGTAATGGCTATTTTCATAAAAAACCTCGTAATTACACATTTTATTTTGTGCCCAAATATCAACTGGACTGTTAATTCTTTCTTGAGTATAAGGATGATTGATATCCTGATAATAATCCCAAGTAAGATGATACGCTTTACATTGTTTAGTTCTACCTGATTTTCTACCTATAGATTGAATGAATCCTTGTAGGTAACTATCTCTAAAATTAGTTTCTGTATACATTAAATAACCAATATACTTTCTAAGTTCCAGAGAACGAAAAGTAGTAAGCCAATTACCTATAGACGTTTCAATAAAATCTCCCCTATCTATTAAAGATTTTGGAATCCAAGAATCACTATGAGGAAAAGTCTTTATAGGTAAATTATCCATATATAAACTAATTCCCATTTGATATACTTCTGGATACTTTTTAAGGACATTAATTTCTTCTTCAAACCAACCATCATCTGGAACAAGATCAGAATCAGTACAAGTAATATATTCATACTTTCCAAATGGTACATGTCCATTTATAAAAATAGATCGAATAGCACCATTAGTTATATTTTCCTCAAATAATAAATATTTTTTTACTATTCCTTTTCTTACTAAATCAGGCATTTCTGTTAAATTATTTTGAGAATTATTTTCAACCACATAAATATCTGAATTAGTCGTTTCTTTTATAGCATTAAAGCATTTCCAAAAATGCTCATAATTTTTATAATGTAAAATAACAATAGCTGATTTCATTATTTTTTCCTTATTACAAAACAATTTCCTTCTTTTAATTCTTTTGGATATGCTTCAAATACATTTTTAAAACTTCCTATTTTCTTAAAATCAGAGGCGTATTCCATTATAAAATCAACAGCTACTTTTACCTCCGGACAATTTACTACATCATTATAATCATCAAAAACAATAAAACCTTTATCAGCAATCAACTCTTTATACATACTGAAATCTGATTGTACAGCCTTAGCACAATGATCTCCATCAATAAATAAAATGTCTATTTTAGTAACAATATCCAATAAATGCTCCTTGATATGTTGATCTTTTGAATTACCTTGAATAAAATCATATCTATTTTTATGATAATTCCATTTATTGATATTATACAAAACACTTTGTTTATTTAGTGGAAAACCAAGATCAATGGATGTGACTTGAGTATTAGGTCGTTGAAGCATCAAACAAGCAGAAGTTCCAGCATAACATCCTATTTCTACATAATTAATTAAATAATCTTTTGGATAATGATTAGCAATATCAAAAAGAATATGTTGATGGTGATGAAAAGTTGGTACAATTTCTGCAATACTTCTCAATAGGTTTAATGAATTTTCGGTAATTTTAATCATTGTTCCTCCAGTTGTTTAGAATAAATTGAAAATTTAGATAAATCAGGATATGTCATTTCCACATCCTGCATTTCTAAGGCTTTTCCTGTTAATGGGTCATAAAATTGACTCATAAGTAAAAGTCCTCTAGCCGCTTTTTCAGGTTCCATATAAAAATTCCACCCTAACATATCAAAATTATCATCGTGATAGGAACATTCTCGTCTTCCGGAAAATCTAGCCCGTTTAAACCATAAATAAGCTTCAAAATTATCTGTAAGAATAGCTCCACCTTTTGATAGTTTAAAGGTTTTATACGGACCAGTAAATGAAACACACATAAAACTATCTGGTTCATACATATTATATGTAAATCGAAGAGCTGAATCTATTACTTTTGTTCCAATTAAATAATAAGATCCTTTTAATGTAGGTGGAGATACATGAAATTTCACAATACCTCCAGCATGTATTATTTCACAAGGTACAGATGGATATGTATGATTTGGAATTATTACTTCTTTTCCTTTTACCTTATCATAAACTAAAGAAAGAAATAAAGCATTACTGGCATTATCTAATGCTACAACATATGGTGCTCCTGTATAACGAGCTAAAACTTCTTCAAACTCTTTTGTTACTTTATGCGGGTTGGTATTCGGATTTACCGTTTGCATAATTGTATTCCTCCAAAAATTGTTTTTCTAAAGTCAATATATCCTTTTCTCTGTAACCAATCATTGTCAAAGGATTGCCCGTGTAAATTCTCCAAGAAATACAATTCATTTTAACTAATGAATGAGCACCTATTGAAACTCCTTCTCCTAAAGTCACCCCTGGAAGAATTGTACTTCTAGCACCAATAACTGTATGTTTACCAAGTATTATTGGTTTTCCTTCTTTATACTTAGGTTTGAATTTTTTAGGAACACAAGGACCAATTAAAGAAGAACCACTAAAATCATCTGATTCTGATAGAAGTAAAGAATAAGCAGCTATCTGGCAAAAATCGTTAATAACAATTCCTGAACCACCAAACATAGAGACATTACAAGCAATATGAATATGACTTCCTATTCTTATTCCTCTTCCTCCAGATAAAATACTAAAATCATCAATCCTAACATTATCCCCAATAGATATATTCTCTGGATTATAAAATCTAACTGAATCACTTATTAAAACATTTTTACCTAAACTTTTAAAACAAGGAAATCTACCATCTTGTTTCTTTGCAATATAAAGTGGCATTAAGTGCTCCTATTTTTTAATAACGATTGATTTCTTTACTGGTACTTCTTTCTTAACAACTGGTTTACCTGCTTTTTCCCCTGGTTTCTTTGGTTGTAATCCTTCTTGATCCATCTGTTCCCCTGCTTTATCTACTTCATAAGTAGGTTCTGGATACTTCTCTTCTTCAGTTGCATGTTGTAATCGAAGCCTACTATAATTACCAAATCCCATTCTCTTAGCAATTTCTGAATTAGGAATATTCAGAACATCATAAATTGAACCGTGTTTAACACCGAGAAAAGCTTTTGCTTTTGATTCAGGATCATTTACTTCTGAAATTGGGTAAGATACGTCCACTAAAAACATTGGTTCTTTGTTTATTTTCTTGAATATGGGTTTCTTATTTTTGTAGTCAACAGCTTCACGAATACTAAAAATTCGTGGAAAATGACTCACTGCCGACTTTAAAAAGAAAACAGCTCTATAGAAGTCATACTTAACAAAACGGTCAAAATAAGCGATTTCATCTGACATTCGATCTGACATCGGACCACGTGAAGCTTTTACAGAAGCGAATGTTCCTTTACTTTGACCAGTAGAAACATCTTCTGGTTCATTTAATCCACCAGTTACCATATGCAAAATATCTGTATCACTATCACTGATTGAAGGAAGTTTAGGAGAATGTGCTTCAAGAACCATTCCTGGTGGAAGAATAAGAGTTGAACCAGGAGTTTTCTTTGCCATAATTCCTGTTTTTCTTCTTTCCTCATCTGTCAAACTCAACCATGTTCTGAATGTTTTTGCATCTTGCATGGTCAAAACCCAAACGTAAGCTCCACTAGATTTCTTATGATCAATTTCATACTTCTTCAAATTTTCGTAATGATTTAACCACTCAAGAATCGTTCTAAGATATGAAGTGTTCCTTTGCGTGATAAAAGACTTATCCCAAGAAACAATAAACCGATTAAAACCACCTAGTTTCTTGTAAACATTTTTCCCTGATCTTGATTCCTTCGTTAATGTTTCATTGTATCCAGAAACACTCTTTGCAATCTTTTCTAATTCAGGGAAATAAGCTGTGAAGATAGATGGCACAAGCACTGTTTTGGTCGATTCTGTAAATCCGTTAGTTGTCTTGATAGTAATAAAATAAAATAAAGGCATTGTTGATTTATTGGGATGATATAAAACACCATCAGTTCCACCTCCTGTAACATCTTTAGGGTCAATAAAATCGACTTCAACAAATCCATCGGTATGAACAGTTAACAAAAGAAAAAGTTCACCTTCAATAATACTTCTTCCAGCAAACTTGCTCCAATTAGAATATAATTGGTTTCGTACATCAAATTCTGTTTCAATAATGGCTTCATTAATTTCGGCTATTTCTGAAGAAATCTCAAATCCCCAACCAGTCAATCTGCCAACTTGCCCTCTAACAGCAGTTCCCACATAAGGATTTTTATTGAATTTAGACCAACAAACTCTTTGTAAAGCATCTCTATCATCTATAGAATTTCGTACTTCTTGCACAAAACCATCTTCATCTTTATAAGTTTCAGGTTCTGTTGCGTTATATTGCCAAGACATCGACATTTTTAAAGCGGATAATTCTTCATCTGATATCTTTTCTAATGCTGAAACAGCCAAATCCATCTTATTTTCATTCATTTTAAACTCCTTTTTACTTATTCCTGTTAAAAATAAGAAAAAATGGCTTTAAAGTCAAGTTATTTTTAATATTTTGCAAGTAAACCCTTCTCTTTTATCATTGTACCAAAGAAAAAGTTTCTTCTGCGTTCTTTAAAGTTACTGGGAGTTAAGGATCTACCTCCGTAAATACACCAAGCAGTAGAGAACATGGCATCATCTTGAACACCATTTGTTTCTCCTTTCTCACCACTACCGAACCATCTTTTATCACTATCATGGAAAACGATACCAGCTTCTTCTCTAAAGATATCATGTTCTTTAGTTCCCATAACACCTAAAGGAGAGCATTTCACTCTACCACTATTGGCTATTAAGTAGAACTCTGAAAAAGCTGCTTTTTGTTTATCATAATTTGGGAAAACGGCTTCATACTTAACTCCTTTTTCTTCCATCCAAGGAATTAAATCCCAAATTCCCCATCTTTCAGAACACATAGAATCTATACCATCAAACTCATCGGATATTTCATTAAGAACCGTTTTGATTGTTTCTAAAGAATGATCTTGTATATTTACTAAATGAAGAAACACATAAACATAATTTGGAACACCACCTTGTTCTTCTAACCAAGGTCTGCTTCCTGAACCAGGTAATCCTTTTGCAATACAAGTAATAATCGTTCTGGCTCCTTTATTACTTACTCTCAATGGATCGGCTCTATCCATACCAACTAAAATAGCCCACTTTGTATCTAACATAGAACCTATTAATTCAAGTTGATCTAAAGTAGCCATCTGACCATTCCCTAAATCATCTCGTAAAGGCATATACCTTTCAATTGGCATCAATCTCTTTGTACAATCTCGAATAGTATTTAAAGCCGATCCATTAGGTTCTCTTTTACCTGAAGAATGCTCCAAATCATCTTTAAGTCTTCTTTCAGCCCTACACATTTCATCTACAACTTGCATCGTTACTACCGAATTTAAAGGAGTTCCATCACAACCAATCCACTTAGTGCATTCCAAAGCTTCATCTGAAAAAACCTTCAATGAAGCAGAACTCCAAGTATTCAAAAAGTATCTTTCAAATTCTTGTAATGGAAATTTACTCCTGTAAGAATCTAATTGAGGTTGGGACATATTCGGATTCCAGTAATCTTCAGCTTTTCCCAACTTACTAAACCGATAACTGAAGAACAAAGACGGATCCTTCCTGTGCATATATGCATCATATAACTGATACAGAATATGAGTTTTCGCAGAAACAGTGGAATCTATTACTCCAAAAGCATTCGGAATATTTCTAATACTTCCATCAAGCTGTACAAAAAACTTTGGATTCCTCATATCAAATATTTCAGAGAAGGTATAACCTGTAATATTAGAAACAATACCACTAAAACTAGAGATTGCTTTTATAACTGAAACTTCATTCCCCTGATCATCAGTTATACGTATCTTTTTTTCGAGGATATTACGCTTGCCAACAGCAGCCAATAACTCAGGCGAGTTATTTATTATCTCTTTTATAATATCAAAATGGACAAACGTAACCTGATCTTTTGAATTTGCCCCAAGAACGATTTGCTGTTTCGACCAATTCATAAACTTCCACGCTTGAATCAAACAAGCAAGCAAGGATTTACCTTCCCCACGCATCCAACAAAGAATAATCAACCGATGAATAAATTCTCCATCAACCATCCGTAAAGCAGATCGACAAACCTCTTTTTGCGCTTCCCAAATAGACCGATAAGATTTCCCCGTCTTAGGATTAATCTCAGTAGGAAGTTCTCTAATAGGACACCAGGCAGCCATGGCTGCCCCAACAGGATAAATGGGAATAGAAACCTTATCTTCACTCCACTGAATAAACCCTTCAGGCCCATCTTTATAATCAACAGGATCATAAATAACATACGGATCTAGGGCATCTATATCTATGGCATGATTCTCCACAGCAGTAAACATTGATACTGGTTTATTATCCAGTATCACAATCTTGTTCTTATAGTAATTTTCTCCGTGAAGTGATTTTAAAAGTTTGTTGGTTTTCTTAATCGAAGAACTGGTTATATTCTTACGTACATTTTTATCTGTAAATTTATCCATAATTTGAATTTCCTTAATCTAGGATTATCTAACTATTCCTTTACGAGAAGGCCCAATCTGGGCAATCTTTTTATAATAAGTAGGATCACCCTTCTCAAAATCTTTCTTTGAATGAGTACTAGGAGAATCAGATCCATCAGATGAATCTCCTGAAAGATCGGGATTACCATTAAACTCAAAGGTTATTTGCAAGTCTTTCCACATAACAGCAATGGTTTTTAGAGTATCACGAATTTCTCTAAACACAGGATGTATAGAGTGAGTTCCTTTATCATTGACTACTACCGGAGTTTCTAAACTTAATTCAATCATTTGGAGTTTCATAAGCTGCACATACAAAGGAACAACGTGCATACCTATCTTAAACAGTATAACATCCTCAACATACTTATAGCTTTTCTGTAAAGCAGTATAGAGCTGATCTAAGTATTGAACTTGGACAGAACATTTTCCTTGTTGAGGATATCTGCATTTATCTGCTACAGGGCAGATGTCTGGGTTACATATATTGACACCGTCCCATGCGAATAGTTTTTTATTTGGTCTGATTTCTCCCTTATCTAAGGATAGATTGCCTACTTCTTTCATAATAATTACCTCCTTTTACAGTAAATAGCATTTGAAATACTTTATGTCAAGTAGTTCTTCTGGGTAATAGGAATTGGCGGGCCACTTTTTTCGATCCTGCTTTTACTTTTATCGGATTTTAAAAACCTAGATATTGGGGAGGGGGTAAGGGGTATTGGTTTTCAGGATCTAAAAGGTATTAGTTTTCAGGATTGTTGAAAATTGGGAAAAAATTTATGGTTACTATTTTAAGGGATTAGTTTTCAGGATTGTTGAAAATTGGGAAAAAATTTATGGTTACTATTTTAAGGGATTAGTTTTCAGGATTGTTGAAAATTGGGAAAAAATTTATGGGGAGGACCTACTTTGGCTGTGCGTACATATCACTTGAGATATAGTGTGACGTACTGTAGCTATGATGTAATTATGATGTAACTGTAGCTATGATGTAATTATGATGTAACTGTAGCTATGATGTAACTATAACAGTATGCTTAAATAAACATAATATTAAACGCTTAAAACAATGCTTAATTTGAATGCAATACTGAATATGATATAACTATCATTAATTGATTTTAAATTAAAATTAAGTGCTGATCTATGAGTCTGCTTATATTATGAATGAACTGCTTAATTGATATCAGATTGCTAGATTTTAAGCACAAAAAAAGCGCATATCAATAAAGATATACGCTTTTGAGTTTAGTTCCTGTACGTTACATTATATAACGTACAGGATTGATTTTAATTACGTAAGCTGCACTGATCTTTTACGTAACTTCTCAAGCGTATCAGAGCTTAAATGTCTTTGAAGACGCTTGAAACTATCAAGTACGTTTTTGTTTTTGAACATAATGTGATGCGCGATAAAGAATTCGCGCACTTTTGATGTGACAAGTGCATCTTTTGCAACAAGTTTTGACAGTTCTTGCACTGTCAATTCTTTTTCTCTGATTAAAAAATTGACGACTAAGTCACATGCACTCGCTTGAGACACTACATTTAAAGCATTTAATTCTGAAAGTGCTTTTGTCGAAAAAGCACTTTCATCTTTTTTTGCTAGTACACGATATTCGTTTACAAATTCTTTTCTGATTATTGTAGCTTTTGTTGCTTTTGTTGCTTTTGTTGCTTCTTTTGTTGCTGTAATGTTTTTCATTTTTCTCTCGCTTTCATAGTTTAGTACTTCGTTCACTGCTTCTATATATAGTGTCTACTCACAGTGTGTAAACACAATTTCAAAGAACGAAGTACTTTATATAATAGTCAATCAAATTTGTCAAATTTTATTTTTTCAGAGTCCAGGCTTCCCCAAGGAAGTAACTTCCAAATCCAGGAATAGGTTTATACACATGTATGATTATTATGATAATCACCATCCGCATGTACAAAATAATCCGAGTCCTGGAAAAGGAACTTCCTACTTCAGGATTCTTTTTTTATTTTAAAAACCTTATTGATCAAAGATTAGTATAATCCGAGTCCTGGAAAAGGAACTTCCTACCTAAGGATTCT